GAAGAAGTTGAAGAAGTTGAAGAAGTTGAACAAGTTGAAGAAGTTGAACAAGTTGAACAAGATAAAGAAACTATTATAAAAACATTAAATAATTATATTAATAATGAATTAGAATATGAAGTTTATAGCTATAGTGATGAAAATTAAATATTTAAATTATTAAAATTGAAAATAATAATAATTTAAATATAATTTATAAATTTTACTATATTATGAGTTGTAATGTAAGAATAATTAATGATAGTTCAATTTTTAGAAATAAAATTATTCAATTTTTAAATAAAAAAATTAATAATGAAGAAATATGTGAAAATTTAGAAAAAGGTATTTATAATTATACATTAAAATCATGTGAAGAAAAAAATTTAATTAAAAAATGGAGTAATAATTTGTTTGTATTAATTTATATTCAAAAGGTAAAAAGTATATTATTTAATTTAAATAATGAAAAAATATATAATAAATTAATTAATAAAGAATTTAAAGCACATGAATTAGTTTTTATGAATCACCAAGAATTATATCCCGAAATTTGGAATGATTTAATTGAAGAGAAAAAAATAAAAGATGAAAATAAATTTTCACCAAAAATTGAAGCATCAACAGATGATTTTACTTGTTTCAAATGTAAATCAAATAAATGTACTTTTTATCAATTACAAACACGTAGTGCAGATGAACCAATGACAACATTTGTTACATGTTTAAATTGTGGAAATAGGTGGAAATTTTAAGAAATTTATTATATAATTTCTAAATCTTGAATATTCCAATATTCAAAACGATTTTGAATGGGTCTTTGAATAATAAATGGTAATTTTTTTTCTTTTAATTCCATACAAGCTATAATATAATTATCTAATATATTTTCATCAATTTGAATATAAGGTTTACTATTAGAATTTAGCTGTTTAACTCTTAAACCTAAAACTTTTGTTTTTTCATATTTAGTTAAAATAGGTATTGTTTTATGAAATTCATCAATAATATTATTATTATTATCTCTTATAATATTTGTTAATTTTTTAACTTCATTAATATTTTGTCCTAAACACTCTGGATGATTATTTATTATATATTCTTGTTTATATTTATTTGTATATTTTTCCATAATAATATCTTCTTCATTTGCTTGATTAAAATTATTTGTTAATTCTAAATTGTTAATACTATTTAAATTTGATTTTTCTTGATTAGAAGTATCATTTTCTTCAAAATCAGATAATTCACTTAAATTATCTTCATCTCCTTCTTCATCATATATATAATCTTCTTGATCATCATTATCTTCTTCACCACCTTCTTCATCTATTTGCTTAAGATTTTTTTTTTTATTGGATTTTGGTATTTTATTAACACTAGTTAATTCTCCATCATAATCATCATCACTTTCATTATCTGATAATGGATCTTGAGCTTCATTAAAGTCTTCTTCTTCTTTACTCATTTTATTACTATATATTATAAAAAAATATAATCAATTTTTTAAATAATATTTAAATACTTATTTTTATTTTTCAGTATTCCATGTAATATCACAATGACTACATAAATATATATATTTCATCTTAATATTATCATAACGTATATATAAAATTTCTCTATTATTAATATCAAACTCTTTAGCATTAGAAGAACATTCACTATTAGGACACTTAATATAATTAATTCGAGGTAAAGATTTATCAAATTTTGTATATTTATTAATAAACATATCATATTTATTATCATTTTTATTAATAATTTCTTTTAATACACATTTTCCCATGTCAATTAAATTATCTTCATTATTTCCACAATTTCTACAATAATAAGTTATTTTATTACAATCAGAATCTTCTATTTTTATATAATACATATTATTACATTTACTACAAAAATGCATAATACTTAATATATATAAAATAATATTTATATATTATTTAATTTTTATTCAATTTTAATTTTATTTAAATTAATTTTTAAAGTATCAATGTTTAAAATATAATTTAAATTATATATTTCAACAATAATAATATTATTATAAAAAATTAATTCTTTTTCTAATTTTTTTATATCTTCTAAAATAAATTGTATATTTTTTTTTAAATTTTTAAATATAATATCTTTGAATAATACTAAAGTTTCAATATATTTACTAGTAGTAGTATTAGTATTAGTATTAGTATTAGTATTAGTATTAGTATTAGTATTATTTAAAATAAAATTAATTTGTTGTATTATACTAAATTCTATAGTTTTATAACTAATTAATAAATTATAAGGAATAATATTTTTATTATTAGTATTTATTCCTGGCTCATTTAACAATGGTTTATTATTTAATATAGAAGATAAAGTTATTAATATAGAATATATAGTTTGACTAGATGTCCAACCTTCTCCTTTCCATGTATTTAATATTGATAAACAAACTTTACCATCAACATATAAATTTGGATTAAATCTCATTTTACCATCATTTGTTAAATATTTTATTTTTGGAGGATTAAATGGATAATCTAGTGGAAAATTAAATTCAAATAGAAAATAACCATTACTATAAGGAGTATCTTTATTACCAATAATTAATGCATAGCCTTTTAAAACAGATTCTTCACTATGTTTATAATATATATTTTCGTTTTCTAATGGATTATTTAACAAATATTTAATATCACTTGCTAATCTTTGAATTGTTATTTTGTTTATGCTCATTATTCATAATAATATAATATTTTTAATATTTAACTAAATTTTAAAAATATTATAAAATTGAAATAAAAATATAGTTTTATATATAAGTAAAAATAATGAATAATTATAATATAAATAATAATACATATACATATAATAAATTAGAACAATTTCTACAAAATAATAAGGCAGAAAAAGGTAAATTATTTACTCATACACGAATTGGCAATAAAGAAATGAATATTTATGGAGGTTCTTTCAATATAATAGATGATAATAATGCAACATTTTTAGATGCTTATTATGAAGATGTTTTTATTAATAATAAAGAAGAATATTTGACAGAAAAGCAATTATTGGAAGATGGTCCTTTATTGGTAGATATAGATTTTAGATTTAATTCTAAAATAACTGAACGTCAACATAGTAAAGAATATTTAATAGATTTAATATATTTGTATTTAAATAAATTAAATGAAATATATAATTTTACTAATAACTCAAATATTAATGTATATATTTTAGAAAAAGAAAAACCAATAAGTTTTGAAAATAAAACAAAAGATGGTATTCATTTAATTTTTACAATTAAAATGACAAAACCTGAACAAAGTTTATTAAGAAAAAAAATATTAAATGAAATTGAAAGTATTTGGAATGATTTACCATTAGAAAATAGTTTTAATGATGTTTTTGATGAAGGTATAACAAAAGGTTATGTAAATTGGCAATTTTATGGATCAAAAAAACCTGGAAATTTACAATACAATTTAACATATTATTTATCATGTAATTATGATAGTAATGATTGGACAATTAAAGAAAATAACATTAAAGAATTAAATATGCGAAATCACATTGAATTAATGAGTGCACGTTATAAAAATCATAAAAAATATGATTTATTAAATAATGAATATTTATTAGAAGCAATAAATAATGAAAAATTATTAATAAATAATAAAACAACAAAAAATATTAATTTGACTAACAAATTATTATTTGAAGATTATGACTTAAGTCAAATAAAAAATGTAGAAGAACTTGATAGTTTAATAGAAATATTATTTAATGAATTAACTACAAATGATTATGAATTAAAAGAAATTCATGATTTTACATTAATTTTACCAATAAGTTATTATGGTGAAGGTTCTTATAGTAAATGGATAAGAGTTGGATGGGCTTTAAAAAATACAAATGAAAAATTATTTCTAACATGGATGAAATTTAGTTCACAATCAAGTGATTTTAATTATAGTGATATTTCAAAATATTATAATATGTGGAAATCATTTAATAAAAAAAATGAAGATGGTTTAACATCACGATCAATAATGTTTTGGGCAAAAACAGATAATTTTGAAAATTATGAAAAAATTAGAGAAAAAACAGTAAGTTATTTTATTGATAAAACATTAGATTCTATTATTTCAAAAGATAAAATTGGTGAATTTGACTTAGCAATAGTGTTATATCAATTATTTAAAGATAGATTTGTTTGTGTTAGTGTTAAAAATAATCAATGGTATGAATATAAAGAAAATAAATGGAATGAAATAGATTCTGGTAATAGTTTAAGATTATTAATTTCTAAGAAAATGCATGATATTTATATGAAAAAAGCAAATGATTTAATTGAAATAATTACAAAAATGGAAAATAATGATGAAAATGCAGATACTTTAAAAATTAAATCTTGTAAATTAGGTGATATATGTATATTATTGAAAACTACAAGTTGGAAAAATAATATAATGAAAGAAGCTAAAGAATTATTTTATGATAAAGAATTTTTAGATAAATTAGATTCAAATCCATATTTATTAAGTTTTAATAATTATGTTGTAGATTTTAAAAATAAAAATTATAGAAAAGGTAGACCAGATGATTTTATTTCAAAATCTACAAATGTAGATTATATTCCATCTAATATTTTGTATAAACATAATGAAGAAACTATTAAAGAAATTAAATTATTTATGAAACAATTATTTCCAATTAAAGAATTAGAAGATTATATGTGGGAACATCTTGCATCTGTATTAATTGGAACAAATGAAAATCAAACATTCAATATTTATACAGGAAGTGGCTGTAATGGTAAGTCAAAATTAGTAGAATTGATGTCAAAAGGATTAGGTGATTACAAGGCAACTGTACCAATTACTCTTGTAACTCAAAAAAGAGGTTCAATTGGTGGTACATCATCTGAAATAGTTCAATTACAAGGTGTTAGATATGCTGTTATGCAAGAACCTAGTAAAGGTGATAAAATTAATGAAGGTATTATGAAAGAAATTACAGGAGGTGATCCTATTCAAGGTCGTGCATTATTTAAAGAAACAATTACATTTATTCCTCAATTTAAATTAGTAGTATGTACAAATGTATTATTTGATATTGCAACAAATGATGATGGTACATGGAGACGTATTAGATTATGTGATTTTATGTCAAAATTTAATGATTCCCCATATAATAATGAAGAAAAATTTCCAAAAGAAAATTTTCCATATCAATATTTAATTGATAAGAAGATTGATGAAAAATTTGAAACTTGGGCACCATTATTAATGTCAATGTTAGTTAATATTGCTTTTGAAACACAGGGTAATGTTAAAGATTGTTCAATAGTAATGGCCGGTAGTGATAAGTATCGTGAGGGTCAAGATTATTTAACAGAATTTGCAAAAGAAAAAATAATTCGCAAACATGATGGTAAAATTAAGAAAACAGAATTATTAGAAGAATTTAAAAATTGGTTTATTATGCATTATGGAAGAAATAATGTACCAAATGGTAAAGAAATAACAGATTATATGAATAAAAAATATGGCAAATGTAATAGAGGAAAATGGTTTAATGTAGAAATAAATTATGAAGAAGAAAGTGATATAGAAGATGATAGTGAATAAAAATAAAATTTAAATTATTACTTTATTATTTAAATTTTACTTTTATTTTGTAATTATTCTAGTATAACTGAAGTCATGCTTTTTATGATACTTTTATTGTTCTTTTTTTTAATTTAATAGTTTTTTTTGATGTAGGTTTAAAATATTCTAAATAATTTTCATATTCAGATTTACAATTTTTTAATGCATTATTTATTGATGTTATAATATTATTTTTTTCTATACTATCATCTTGTGTATATATTAATATATTATTTAATAAATTATAAAAACTTTCTTCAATTGATTTTAATTCAATAGTAGTTTTATTTGTAATTTTTTCTTGATAATCATCTATAACTTGATTAAATTCTTGTATAGACAAACTTTTAAGTTCTAATAATTCACGTGACCAATTAACATCAATTTCTTTTATAAATTCTTCAAATAACTTAGTATCATTAGAATCATCTTTTTTTAAAATAATAAATATTTTTTTTAATTCTACTAAGATTCTATTTCTAAAAATTATTAAAACATTAGCTGATGTACTATTTTATTTATATCTTTCATTATTTTTTTTGATTTATTTTCTTTTATCATTTCTGATTGTTTTTTTTCGGCTTCTAAATATTTACTTCTACTTATAGTTGTACGAGTTGACATATTATTCTATATTATATAATATAAAATAATATAAAATAATATAAAATTACATTTCATGATCTATTTTGTTAAATTTATTAACAATATATGGATAACTTATAACATCATCGCGTATATTATTATATTCTAATACAAATATATAAATTTTATATATATTGTCTAAAACATAACCTAATAAAAATGGGGTTATTATAAAACTAATTAATCCAATAATATTTTTTCTTTCTTTATAACGTTGTTCTTTTATAAAATCAGAAAATATTAAATATAAAGCTAATAATGAAAAATATATAATTAATACAAAAAAATGTGCAGATTTATAAAAATCATAACTATCACTTTGATACTTATTTTTTCTTTCATCCATAAATAAATTTTGTTTATAACTATCTATTTTATCTGTTATATTAGCAAGCTTATTCATTTTTTCATTATATGCAGCTTTTACTGTTGATTTGTAATCAAATAAATGTTTGTAACTAGTTAATAAAGAAGACATATAACTATTTAATTTATCAAAATCACTTAATTCTTTTTCTTTAAATTTGAGCATAACTTTTGCTACATTATTATTACAATCTGTATCAAAACTAGGTGATGTAATACCTCTAAGTGCTTTATGACGGGCATTTATAGCTTGATCTAAATAATTCATTGTTTTAATATTATCAAATGATTCTCTTGTTTGAAAATACCAAAAATTTTTCCAAAAATCCCATAATGATTGATTAAAATAACCATTTCGATTAGAAGTGCCAGCAAATGTTCTATTATTTTGTTGTTGTATATTTTCACCTATACGTTGAAATTTACCAATTGAAGTACCTTGCAAACCTTTTTCTAAAGTTTGTCTAAATACTTGTTCTTGTATTCTATTATTTCTTTGTATAGCAGCATCACAATTATTTTCACTCATAAAATTTAATATTATAAAATAAAAATATTATAAAATTAAAATAAAATTAAAATATAATTAAAATAAAATAAAATTTAATTATTTATTATATACTATATCGTGTATTAGTACTATTTAGTAATGATTCTCTCAAAAGGCCTTCTTTTGTTGAGGTTAAATTTTCAACTGCATTAGTTACAAAAGTTTCTGTAGTTGCATAATTTTGATATGGTTCAATTACATTAAATGTTTCTTTATTTTTATTTTGTAATGATTCAAAATATCCTCCAAAATTTTCACTTAATATACATTTATTATTTAAATTATCATAAACCATAGAAGTATCACAACATTCATCTCCTACACATACAACTCCTAAATTTTTAAAAATAGATCCTTTTGATTTCATTTTTTGTTGTTTAATTAATTCATTAGCTTGTCTATCATAAGGAACTCTTATTTTATTAAAATCTATATCATCTTTCATATACAATAAATATAATCTATAACCAATAAATAATATTCCAATTACTATTATAGAAAAAATAAGTATTAAACTAATATCTTGATTAATCATTTCATATTTATTTAAAAAAATAATTGGTAACAATAATACTATTAAACAAATTACTACTTTTAATATAAAAATATATTCATTATATGTTTTATTATAATAAGTTTTAATTTGATTATTACGATTAATATCATTATTTTCTTGTTTTAATTTTTCATAAACTTTTTCAATATTGCTACCATTTTCACTATCAATCATATAATCCATTAATACTTTGTTAACTATATCATCTTTTTGTGCAAGAATTTCAGAATTTCTTGTATAATTAGCATTTTTAATTATTCTATTAATATTTTCATTAGTATGTGTTATTTCTTGTAGAATATATTCTTGTATACCTAAATCATTGATTATATCAGTAGCATTACCCATATTTTCTACAAAAGGTTCATAACGATCTAAATTTTCATCTGGATCTAAATTTTCATCTAGATCTAAATTTTCATCTGGATCTAAATTTTCATCTGGATCTGAATTTATTGCTAATTGTATTTTTTCGTTCATTCGATTATCATTTCTCAGCTTTTCTGCTTGTCCAAATGCACTGCCACTATCGGTTTGTCGGAGAAGATCTCTATTTTCACTTACTGATTCTTCGGTAATCGCTGCATATTCTTCTGCTTTAGTTGCTGATGTGTCTGAATTTTCTGCTGCTAAATTTGCTTCATCTACTGATATTTTTACTTCACTTGCTGCTCTTTCTGCTTCTTTTTCTGAAGTTTTTGCTTTTATTGCTAGATCTTCTGCTTTTTCTACTTCTTTACTTGCTTTTATTTCTGCCTCCTTTGCTTTTTGTGCTGCTTTTTCGGTCTCCTCCAATTCAACACTTATTTTTTGTGCTGCTTTTTCCACCTCCTTCAATTTATTATTTGCTTCATTTGCCTCAGCCTCTGCTTTAGCTGCCTCAGCGACCGCTAATGCTGCTGCCTTCTGTGCATCCTTACCAGCACCCTCTAATTTTGCCTGTGCACGCAGTAGAGCTTCTTTTTCTCTTGCTCTTGCTGCTGCTGCTGCTGCCGCTGCCTGCCGCTCTCTTGCCCGAGCAAGCTGAGCCAATTGCAACTCCCTTTGCTGTCGACGCCTAATTGCCGCATTCCAGGCGGCTTGTGCACGCTGTCGGGCTATGTATCGCTTTCGCCTAAGCTTGGCAGCTCTTTTTGCTCTTTTTGCTCTTTCTTCTCTCACACGCCTCCCCCACCAGAAACCTTCTATTAAATTAGTATTTTCATCATTATTTTCATTATTATTAAAATTATCAAAAACATCTGATATAAATTCTAAAATATTCATATTAATAATTTAATTATATAATATGATTAAAAAAAATAAAGTCTTATTTTTTAATTATTTATATTTCTTAACAAAATCAAAAAAATTAAAAGTAATAAACTTGCAAATATACTCCATATTACTAATCTATATTTATTGCTTTTAAATTTTTTATTTATATCATTTTTTTTTTTG